AATTTAAAAGCAGGTATGGAAATACCAAAACAAATAGCTCCACAAGTAGATGAACAATTAGATTCTATTACAGATTATATATTTGAAGTATTACATGCTTCTAACTTTAATCAAGAAGTACATGAATCATTTATGGATTTAGCTATTGGTACTGGTGTGATGTTAGTTAATGAAGGTCCATCAACTAATCCTATAGTATTTAACTCTATCCCATTACCACATGTATACTTAAATGCAGGAGCAGATAACAAGGTAGATTGTGTATATAGAAAACGTCAAATAAGATTAGGAGATATTAAAATATTATATCCTGATGCAAATTTAGAATCATTAGAAGATAAAGTAAATAATGAACCAGATGCTAAATGTACTGTAATTGAAGGTACAATGAGAAACTATACAGATCCAAATAAAGAAGTTTATGACTATGTTGTTTGTATAAAGGATCATGAACAAATAATATTTGAAGATCAGTTTGAAGGACAAGGTTCTAATCCCTTTATTACATTTAGATGGAACAAAGCTAGTGGTGAAGTATATGGTCGTGGTCCAGTATTTAATGCTATGTCAGCAATTAAAACTACTAACTTAACTATTGAATTAATTTTAGAAAATGCACAGATGAACATATCTGGTATTTATCAAATAGAAGATGATGGAGTAATTAATCCAGACAATATTCAATTAGTGCCTGGAACAATTATTCCAGTAGCTCCAGGATCTAGAGGATTACAACCTATTAATGGTGCAGGAAGATTTGATGTTGCTCAATTAGTATTAGACGATATGAGAAGTAATATTAGAAAAGCATTGTATATGGAAACATTAGGTCCAACTAAAGGTACACCTATGTCAGCTACAGAAGTAGCAGAAAGAATGGCAGATCTATCAAGACAGATTGGATCTTCTTTTGGCAGACTACAGTCAGAGTTTATCATGCCATTAATTAGACGTGTTATTTACATTTTAAAGAAGCAAGGTAGAATAGAATTACCTTCATTAAACAATAAAGAGATTAAAATTATACCAGAATCTCCTTTATCAAGAGCACAAAACGAACAAGATATTGCAGATGTTAATAGATTTAATGCAACATTAGGTCAAACATTTGGACCACAAGTATTAAATCTTATTGTAAAACAGGAAGAAGTAGCTAGATACCTAGCAGAAAAAATGAATTTACCAGAAAAGATTATTAGAGATGCAGCTGAACAACAACAAGTAATGCAACAGATGCAACAAGTAATGCAACAACAACAAGGAGGAATGAATGAGTTGGGAGCAGCTCCAGAGCAAACCTAAAGGAAGCCATCTATCTATTGATGGATTTTATCGTACAGAACAAAAAGAGCGTGAACTTAATACTGATATGGCTACACTATTTAATAGTGAAATTGGTAAAAAGGTTTTAGACTATTTAAGGTCTATAACAGTAGATGCTGTTGCTGGTAAAGATGTAAGCAACGAGCATTTAAGACATCTTGAGGGTATGAGATATTTATATTTTATCGTCAAGAGAAGAATTGAATCTGATAAGGAGGTCTAATGTCAGAAGAACAAGTACAAGAAACACAAGAAACAACACAAGAGGTATCTCAAGAAAACACTAGTGAAGTGCAGATACCTGAGTATATTCCAGAAAAATTTTGGGATACTGATAGAAATGAAATTAAAGTTGAAGAACTGGGTGCATCATACAAAGCATTGGAACAAAAGTTTGGGATGCGAACTGAAGATCTTACGAAACAAGTACGTGAAGATATGGAAGCAGAAAGAAAGTCTAGCGTTCCTGAATCATATGAAGTAAAGCTACCAGAAATACCACAAGATGTTGAAGTTACAGTTGATCCAGAACAAGAACTTGTTAAATCTTGGGAACAAATTTGTAGAGATAATGGGTTATCACAGGAAGTATTCAACCAGGGAGTGGCGGCTTTTGTTAATAATGAGATTGCAGGTCTGCCGAATCTTCAAGAAGAAATGGGAAAGTTGGGAGATAATGCAAAAGAACGTATTGAAGCTGCTGATCTTTGGAGCAAAAAGTATCTATCTACTGATTCCTATAATGCTATTGCCAATATGGCTGCTACTGCTGAAGGCGTTAAAGCTTTAGAGGAAATAATGGGTTTATCTAAAAATAAACCATTACCTAATAATAATACTGTAGTAGATGTAGAACTAGATGAAAAAGATCTACAGTCTATGATGCAAGATCCTCGCTATTGGAAAGAAGGATCAAAAGATCAAGCATACATTAGGAAAGTAACAGACTTATATCAGAAGAAATATGGCTAAGTTTCCATATAAAAAATATAAAATAATATGGGAAGATCCTACTGGAGATAGTGCCTGGCTCACTGATAGAGATATGGAAAACCTATCTCCAGCATTAATTACTACAGAAGCATACATTTATTCAAGAAATAAGAAGTACATTAAGACATTTGCTAGTTATATAAGGGAAAATGATGGCTCATATACCTTTGCTGATGTCAATGTTTTTCCTGCATCTTGTCTTGTAAAGCTGACAAAAATATAATATATCTGAATTAACAAGCCGATTTAAACTGGACTTTGCCCAGTAATGGATAACTTAGTGAAAGTTTATGACGACAACTTGGAAATAAACAAACAAATGAAAAGGAAAACACAATGACAGCAACGATAGATCAAGCATTTGTGAAACAGTTTGAAGCTGAAGTTCACATGGCTTATCAACGCATGGGCTCAAAATTAAAGTCCATGGTACGTAATGTTAATGGTGTAAAAGGTAATACTGTTCAGTTCCAAAAAATAGCGAAAGGTTCTGCTTCAACTAAAGCAAGACACGCTGAGGTTGTCGCTATGAACTCAGTACACTCAAATGTAACTGCAACAGTAAACGATTTTTATGCCGCTGATTATGTAGACAAACTAGACGAACTAAAAATAAACATTGATGAAAGAAACATTGTAGCACAAAACGCTGCATATGCTCTTGGTCGTAAGACTGATGAGATCATCACTGATACTTATAATTCTAGTGCAACTGCACTAGCAAATAACTCTGCTGGTTCAACTACTGGTATGAACTTAGACAAAGCTCAGAATGTTTTTGAAATCTTTGGTAACAATGATGTGCCAGATGATGGACAAAGATACTGGGTAGTCGGTCCAAAACAGTGGTCTGACCTATTAGATATAGATCAGTTCTCAAGAGCTGAATATATCGGTGAAGCAGATCTACCTTACAAAGGTGGAATGACAGCTAAAAGATGGTTGTCTTTCATGTGGATGGGTTTTAGTGGGTTACCAACATCTGGTTCAACAGATAGACACACTATGGCTTTTCATAAATCATCTCTAGGAATGGGTGTAGGTTCAGACGTAAGAACTGAAGTTAACTATATTCCTGAGAAAGTAGCACACCTTACAACTTCATACATGTCAATGGGAGCAGTCTTAATTGATGGTGATGGTGTAAGAATACAGAAATGTGCAGAGTAGGAGTAAATAATGGCATACGCAACTTCAAATCCAATTAAGAAGATCTCTCAAATGGGAGATAGCAATTCCTTATGGTACTACTCTGATGGAGATGCTATAGGAACTATTGATGATGCAGATTACTTTTTAGCAGCGACAGGTGACCTGAACGCTGGTGATGTAATCATTGTAAACAGTGGTGGATCAAATGGTGTTGTAGATATTGTAATTGTATCAGCAGCAACAGCCTCTACAGTAACAGTCGCATTATTATCATAATGATATTGGGGGGATTTATTCCCCCCTTTAAATATGGCAGATACTAAAGTAGACATTTGTGCAAGAGCATTAACCATGATTGGTGCTCAACCAATTTCATCTTTTGATGATGGTTCAACAGAAGCATTAGTAGCTTCTAATCTTTATGAAAATCTTACACAGTCTATGTTATGTAGACACAGATGGAGATTTGCAACAGAACAACAACAACTATCTTTATTAACTGCCGCACCTACAGGTAGATATGAATATGCTTATCAACTACCTACCTCACCAGATTTATTACAACTTAATACAATTACTGTAGCTGATGTGCCTATACAATATAATAGATACGGAGATAAGATATTTGTAAATGGATATGATTCACAGTCAGCATTGATAGCTGATTATATTTTTAGACAAGATGAATCAGAGTTTCCTGCATATTTTAAAGATGCATTAGAATTAAAACTTGCATCTAGATTTGCTGGATCAGTAGCTAGAGATGCAGGTATGATTAAACAGTTTAGTGATGAAGCAGAAAGACAAATCCTTATTGGTAAAAATATAGATAGTCAAGAAGTAACTACACAAAAACTAAGTACAAAGAGATTTATAACAAACAGATTAACTACTAGGGGGTACTAATGGCTAGTACCTTAAGAACAGTTTACACTAACTTTGCAAGTGGAGAACTTAACCCATTACTTGTTACAAGAACAGATGCTAATGCTTACTTTAGTGGTGCTAAAACATTACGTAATTGGTATTTACTAGATGAAGGTGGCATTATGCGTAGACCTGGAACTACATTTAAAGCTACATTACCAGGAGAATCTAGAGTTATTCCATTTATATTTTCTAATGATGAATTAGCAGTATTTGTTTTATCTAATAATAGATTAGATACTTTTGATAGTAATGGTTCTGCACTTCAAACTAATATTACTAGTAATTGTAATTGGACTACATCTCAATTATTTGAAATAAATTTTGCACAATTTGGTGATACGGTATTTCTGACACATAGAAATAACCTTATGAGAGAAATAAAAAGGACTAGTGCTTCTACCTTTACTGTATCAGCTTTTGAATTTGAACAAGATACAAGTGTAACTGTAGGTGGTGTTAGTAAAACTACACAACCATTTTACAAATATGCTGCTACTGCTTTAACAATTACATTATCTTCACATGCTACTGGTACAGGCAGAACAGCCACAACAAGTGCAGATTTTTTTACAACTAATCATGTAAACACTTATTTAAAGATAAATGGTAAACAAGTTTTTATTACTGCTAGGACAAACGCAACGGAAGCAACAGTAACAGTAATCGAAGATGTAGTTTCTGCTGGACCTCATTCAGATTTTCAAGAACAATTAATATCTGATGAAAGAGGATTTCCTCAAGCAGTTACATTTCATGATAACAGATTATATTTTGGTGGAGTAAGAGATGCTCCTGCTTCTATAATAGCATCACAAGTAGGTGGATATTTTAATTTTGAAGTAGGTACAGGATTAGCTGACCAAGCTGTTAATGTATTTATATCTGGTGATAGGGTAAACGAAATTAGACATTTAGTATCTTCAAGAAATTTACAAGTTCTTACAGATGGTGGTGAATATTTTGTACCTACATCTACAGATACTTCTGCTGTGACACCTGCTAATATAACATTTCTTAGACAAACACCTTATGGTTGTAATAGAGCTAGACCTATTATATTTGATGGTGCAACACTGTATGCACAAAAGAATGGTAAAGCTATTCGTGAGTATTTATTTAGTGATGTAGAAAATGCGTATGCATCTACATCTATATCTATATTAGCTTCACACTTAGTAAAAGCTCCAGTAGATATGGCTATGATAACTGGTACAACAACTAGACCAGAACAATTTGCTTTTTTTACAAACAATGATGGAACACTTGCATTGTTTCATAGTGTACGTGCAGAAAAAATAGCTGGTTGGACACAATGGAGTACAAAGACTAATGATGAGTTTACTAGTATCACAGCTATTAATGAAAATTTATTTTGTGTTGTTAAAAGACAACTTGAAGGTGGAACTGTATATACTTTAGAAAAGTTTGCAGAACAAGATGATTTAACACTAGATTGTTCAGGAACAACTACAGTTAATCAACAAGGCTCACCATTAATAAATGGTGCTGGTCAAACAGGTACTAGTGTAAATGTAGATGGATATACAACTGCACCTAATATAGGTGATGTTATTACTATAGCTGGAATTACTGGTAGTTATGAAATACAAACAGTTACAGCTACAGCTAGTGGTCATACTATAGTTTTAGACCAGGCATTAGCTTCTTCACCTGGTAACAATGCTGTAATTACTATTACTTCAGGACGTGTTCATAATAGTCCTGCTCATTTAACGCAAGAAACTGTTAATGCTGTTGATGGTACATTTTCATTAGGATCATTTGTTACATCAGCCAGTGATACAATAACTTTTGATGTAGCTCATAATGCTGGTGTAGTATTAGGATTTAACTATGAACCGAGTCTTGAAACTATGCCAATAGATAGAGAAGTAGCTAATGGTCCATTGACAGGTGAAATGAAAAGAATATCTAGGGCAGTAATAGATTTAGCAGATTCATTAAATGTAGCTTTACAAGCAGCAGATAGTACTGCTAAAAGTTTAGTTATAAGAGATGTAAACTTTGATGTGGCAGCTCCAGTAGCTAAAGTAACAGGAAAAAAAGAATTTTTCTTTTTAGGTTATGATAGAGAACCTACATTGAAAATAACACAAACAGCACCCTTGCCTTTGAAAGTTTTGGGTGTAGCATTAGAGGTAGTATTTTAAGATGGGCGTAGAAACAGCATTATTCATAACAGCAGTAGGAACAACTTTGAGCTATAGAGCTCAAATGCAAGGATTAAAAAATCAAAGTACTAGAATAGAAGAACAAAAAAAAATATCTTCACTCAGAGCTTTACAAGAATCAAACTTAAGAACAGAACAAGAAAATATTACATTAAGTAATAATAGAACTGTAGCTGGTGCAGCAGGAATATTAGATGATAGTAGATCTTTTATAGCTATTCAAAACAAAGTTAAAAGTGATGCTATAAAGGATATAGGTAATATTAGATTAAACTCACAAATAGCTTCATCTAATTTAGATTATGCTTCAATGAATAATCAATTACAAAGACAATCATTAACATTTGGTACAGTTGCACAATTAGGAGGTTATGCATACTCTGCTTATGCTTATAATAATCCACCTACAGGAGAAGATACAGGAACTAATTAATGGCTTTAGATAGAGGTAAAAGATCTTCATTAGTATCTGGTAATATATCAGTAAATAAAAGTGAAACATCTGGATTAGGTTCTGCTTTAGAATCTTTTGGACAAACGTCTTTAAAAATTGCTGAACAACAAGCAGCAGTTATGGATGAAATTTGGAAAGGTGATTTTAAAGTAAATACTGCAAAGTTTTTAAATGATTTATCTGTAGAACAAGAAAGTATGGATATGCCTGATTTAGCATCAGCACAACAACAAATATTAGGTTATAAAGAACAACTTGTAAGTTCTTCATCTACTAGATACTCAAAGTATATTGAAAATTATTTAGATTTAAAAGGTATAGATACTTTAGATACATTAAGAAAAAGATCTAATGCTATTATGTTTAACAATGTTAATGGTGCTATTAACAATGAATTAGATTTAATTCAAAGTAGTACATATAACAATATTAATAAGATTGCAGAAAATCCAGACATTACAACAGGTATTGATTTTAGAAATGAAGTAGAAAAACAATTTGAAAATGCTTCTTTAGATATAAATGATATTAATTTTGGTGCTGCACAAAGTTTAAATCCCTTAGAATATAACGATCAATATATTGCAACTAAAGTAGATACTAATTTAATAAAACTAGAAGCAACAAGAATGTATGGAATAGCTATGTCTTTTTATAAAGGTATAGATTTTACTAATCCAGATGATGTAGCAGATGCTGATGCAAGAGTATTACAGTTCAAAGAAAATTATTTATTAGGTAAAGAAAAAAGACTAAGTAATAACTTTGACATAGATACTATTAATTTAAACATAAAAGCATTTGATGATAATGTTAAACAAATTAAAAGTTTAAATAAAGCTGCAATAGATGCAGGTACTCAAGTTCAATCTTATGCTCAAATAATACTAAAAAATAGTTTAGAAAATGCTATTGATGGTAATTCAACCTTATCTATGGAATTTTATAAAATGAATGACCAAAATAGTCTATATCCTCAATTAGCTGCTGTTGGATTAGAAGGTGATGAAAATTTAATACAAACTTTTTTAGATAAAAAAGAAGTTTATGAATACATTAATAGATTAAATATAAAAGAAGATATTAGTCCTAATAATATTAATACTTACTTTTCTCATATTAAACATAATATGAACCTAGATACTTTTGAAAATAAAGAAGAATTAGAAGAGTTTATTACAAGCTATAAATTAAATCAACTTAGTTTAAATAATGTATACCAAACAGGAAAACCTTATACAACTGGTGATTGGTTTAATAATTATAATAAAAAACCAGAAGAACAACAACAAGCTACTATTCAAATGAATGATCTTATTAGAAATCAAGGAATAGTTACTGATGAAATACAAGGAGAAATAAATAGTATTTATAATATTCTTGGTAAAGGTGAGTTATTAAATGATGATATTTCAAAAGTTACAAATTTGTATCAAGCATGGGAATTTATTACAAATGGAAATCCATTAGCTATTAGCAATATGGATGATGTAGATAGTAGTTTTTTTCTTTATGTACAAGAACAAGGTGGATTACGTGCTATTGATTTAGAAGGAGCAGATAATCTTTATAGCGTATATTTAAAAAGAGTAGATGCTATTAATTCAAATAGTTCAACAATTAAAACTAATCAAGAAGAAATATTAAATGATGAGTTAATTCAAGATGCTGTAGACGCACAACTTACTGCTGAAATGGTAGATGCTGTGATGAATGATGAAGCATTAAATAGTATGTTTATGCCATTATGGAATAGTATTATGAAAAATCCAGATTATCAATTTTCTACTGATAATCCTTTAAGTTCATTTATTAAATTAAAAGAAGGATTTATTACAGGTAAAGGTGGACAAATGTCTGATATGAACTTTTTACAAATGGTTGGAATAAAAGGTCAGCAAACTATTAATAGAGCTTTTGATTTAATAAATCCATTAAGTAATAACTACTTTAACAAAATATTTACAGGAACATTTTTTGAAGTTAAACCAGAAGTAAGAGATGTTTTAAATCAATCTATCATTAATCAATTACCAAATTTTATGAATGTAGAACTTTTTAATAGTAATCCAGAAGAAGCAAAAGCAAGATTTTCAGAAGTAGCTCCAGATATTCTTAAAACTGTTATTAGAAACATTAATGATGAAGGATATTCTATTAGTGTAATAGGAAATAGATTAGGTCAACCAGAATTAATAAAGTTTGGATATGAAACTGAAATGGCAAATGCTGGATATTCTGAAGAAGATATGATGACTAGAACTGCTTATGATATAGGTGCTATTTTAAAATCACATCAACAAGCAGAAGGTAATGATTTTATGTATACTAACTTTGGATTTTTATATAGAGACGAAGATAGGTTTGTACAACCAAGTTTAAAAAATATTAAAGATTCTTTAGAAAATGGTGATTTTAGTATTGTACCAGTAAAAGGATCAGATCAACCCATATATCAAGTATATGTTAATAATATGGATTCTAATTACAGAAGTATACCTTTAGGAAATACAGGAGATGAAAAAATTACTATTGAAGCATTTAATCCAGAAAAGGTTGATGTGTTTGCAACGCCAATTAGTAAAAAACAAATTACTAATACTATAGTTCAAAATTTAATAAATGATCCTAGTTCTATGTTTAATAAGTTTGAGCAATTTCAAGGATTACCTCAAGGAATGAAAGAGTTTATTGTAAAGTCTTTTACAGTGACTAGACCAGAAACAGAAGTTGTTTTAGAGCCATTAGTAGAATTTATAACTGGTGGTAGATATGATTACAAAAGTATTCAAGATGAGTTAGATCAATATATAGATACAGAATATACAAATTTGTATAAAGATTATTTAGATTAATGGCAGTAAAACTTATACAAACTAGTTTTAATCCAGTATCTCAAAACATAAAAACACCTGGTCCAGAACAAAAATATTTTTTTGAAACAGCTGCTAAAAATTTAGATGCTGTAGGTTATTTATTTAATAAAGGGTTTATGAAAGAAAATCTGATTGGTCAGATGTATACATCTTTCTATGAAAATAACAGTGAATTTGAATATGATGATAATTATAGTATTTATGCAGATGCACAATTAGGAGAATATCAAGAATATTTATCTTTTTTTGAAGGATCTAGAAATTCAAAAGAAACAGCAAAACTTATACAAGAATTAAAATATGAACAACTAGCAGGTACATTAGCACCTATTAGTGTTGTAGGTACTTTGATGGGAGCTATTACAGATCCTAGTACATTATTACTAGCAGGTAGAGCTAATAAGTTAATTACACTAAAAGCAGGTGGTCAAACATATTTGAAACCAGCATCATTAGGAACTGTATTAACAGCAGAAGAAGGAGCAAAGCAATATTATAGTGATGATAGATCTTTAGAAACTAGTATGATGGTTGGAGGTGCTGGATTTTTGTTACCTAGTTTATTTAACAAATTGATAGGTATTAAGAATTTACCAGTTAAAGCAGACTTAGCAAAGTATGAAGAATATACTGATACTGCTAATTACATGAATACTAAAAATGCAGCTAAAAATGCTGATGAAAGTTTAGATATTGATTATTCTTTTTTAGATCCTAATAAAAAACAAACACCTAATAGTGTAGGTGCAAGTGGCACTCCAGGTATATCTTATCCCAGTTACAATGAATCAAAGTTAGGAGAAGCTATTTACTCAACTAAAACTGGTTTAGAAGATAGTCCATTAACACCATTGTTTAGAACATTACAAAAAGATTCATTAGTAGTTAGAGAAACAGGTACAGAGTTAGTAGAAATACCATTGTATCAAAACAAAAACTTTGCACCATTTAATGAAGCAACTACTATTTCCATAGAAAATGAAGTTAAGAGAAATACATCTTTAATTATTAATAACTTAAGATTTGTAGATAAACACTATGACGAATATTTAAAAGCTGAAAGCAAAAGATATGGTAAAGAATATAACTTTGCTACTAAAACATATAAAAAAGCATTTGGTAGTAAAAGTGAATTATCACTTGTTAAATTTAGAAAAGAAATATCTAAAGCATTAGTAAATGGATTAAAACATGAAAATTCTCATGTTGTAGAAGCTGCTAGAAATATAAGAGAAAATTTTTTTAATATAATTGGTAAAAGAGCAGATGATTCTGGAATGTTTTTAATTATGCCAAGAAAACAGTTAAACTTTTGGCAATCTAAATTAGACGAATTAAAAAGATCAGGTCAAAATACAATTAAGATAGATGACCAAATTTATAGTAGTAAAAAAATAAATGATGAAATAGCAGGAGTAGAATCACAAATTAAATATCTTAGTGAAAATAACGGTTTAATGAAAGATTACATACCAAGATATTATAGAAAAGACTTAATTAGAAAAAGAAGATCTGAATTTACTAATCTTATTTATAGAGCTTTATTAAAACAAAATCCTAGTGCAAAGATAAAAGATGCTGAATCAGTTGTAGATAACATACTTACTCAACAACCTTTTTACAAAATTAAGTCATGGAAAGATTTAATAGAAAGTAACAAAGGATTTACAAGTCCTATGGGTATATCAGATCATGTAAAGTCAAGAAGAATAAAACTTAATGATGATGAACTTATTGATGCTGGATTTATAGAAGCAGACATAGAAGGTTTAATGAGAGCTTACTATAGATCAGTTATGCCAGATATTGTTTTAACAGAAAGATTTGGTGATCCTGGAATGATAGGTATAAATTATGCAGCAGGTGGATTTAAAAAAGGTTTAACACAAATATTTGCTGAATATCAAGCAAGAATATTAGCAGCACCAAAATCACAAAAAGGAAAGATTAAACGTGAAATGGCAGAAGCTATGGATGATTTACAAGATTTAAGAGATTTAATTAGAGGAACAGCTGGATTACCAGCAAATCCAGAATCAGCATTTTCAAGAACTGTTAGAGTAGGTAAGAATGTAACAGCTATGACATACTTATCTGGTATTTTAGCAGCTGTACCTGATGTAGCTAGATTAGTTATGGCAGATGGTGTTAAAAAAAACTTCGGTAGATTATATGAAGCATTTTTTGATGATATGGGATGGAGGATGTTAAAGTTATCTAAGAAAGATGCACAATTAACAGGAGAAGCAGCAGATATGTATTTAGGTACACGTGCTGCATTGTTTGCAGATACAGGAGATATTTTTGGTTTGATGAACTCAGTAGAAAGAGCTACTGGTCAAATAACTAACTTTTATTTTAGTTATATTAATGGAATGAATTTATGGAATACAGGTGTAAAAAATATAGCTTCATTAGTAAACGGATCAAAAATACTAGATTATGTAGAAGCATTAGCAACTGGTAAAAAAATAGGTGTAAAAGAAAGAGCACAACTTAACAATTTATTTATAGATGAAGTGATGGCTCAAAAGATTTATAAAGAATATAAAGCACATGGATTAGGTAAAGGAGCTACAGAAAGTGCAGGATATGAAAGATTAAAGGTAGCAAGAGCAGATAATTGGACAGATAAAGTTGCTAGAGAAACATATTTATCTGCATTACAGAAAGATATTAATATTACTATTGTTACTCCAGGTAAAGCAGATGTACCTATGTGGATGAATACAGAAATAGGTGGTGTATTATCACAATTTAAGAAGTTTGGTATGGCAGCTACACAACGTATTTTAATGAGAGGTATGCAAGAAAGAGATAATAATTTTATGATTGGTGTAGTAGGATTGGTATCATTAGGTGCTATGGTAGATGCTTTCAGACAAAGGCAGTTTGGTCTTGATTATAAGAAAAAGAAATTTGGTGATAAATTAATGGGTGCAATAGATAGATCAGCAATACTCGGTATATTTTCTGATGTTAATAGAATGGTAGAAACATTGTCTAATAATAGAATTGGTTTATCACAAGTAGTAGGTGGTGGTAGACAATATAAACCTACTTATAAGCAACAAATGGGTTTAGCTGGTCCTGCTGGATCATATATAGCTAATTTATATGATATTATGTTAGATTGGGGTAAAGGAACACATGATTATACTACTGCTAGAGCAATACGTAAGACTTTACCTTTTCAGAATATATGGTATTTAGATAGTGTATTTGATAAAATAGAAAAAGGTTTATATTAATGGCACTACAAATAAGCGATATCACACCAAGAATACAATATACAGCTACGTCTGGACAGACTACATTTGCTGTACCATTTGAGTTCTTTGATGTAGCTGATTTAAAAGTTTTTAACGGTACGACACTCCTTACTTATAACAACTCACCTTCATCTGCATCACAATTTAGTGTTATTGGTGCAGGTGTTACAGGTGGGGGATCTATTACATTAGGAGGATCAGGTGCTACACTGAATGATAAAATTACTATAGTTAGAGATTTAGCTATTGAGAGAACAACAGACTTTCCTGTATCTGGTAACTTTCCTATCCAAACACTTAATACAGAATTAGATAAGAATGTTGCTATGTTGCAACAATTAGAAGAACAGTTTGCTAGAACACTACAATATCCTGTTACTACAACTACAGGATTTAATGTAGACCTACCAGATCTAGTAGCTAATAGAGTATTATCTGTTAATTCAGATGCAACTGCTTTACTAGCTAATCAAGAACTAGGTACATTTAAGGGTAATTGGGCAACTTCTACTTCTTATCAAATAAGAGATTTAGTTAAAGACACATCTACAGGTAATATATTCTTTGTTAATTCTGCACATACATCATCTGGTAGTCAACCCTTAACTACTAATACTAACAGTGCTAAATATGATTTAATAGTAGATGCTGCATCCGCTACTACGTCAGCTACAAATGCTGCTAGTTCTGCAACAGCAGCTTCTACTTCTGCAACAGCAGCTAGTACATCAGCAACTAATGCTGGTACATCAGCCACAACAGCCACAACTAAAGCTAGTGAGGCAGCAACTTCAGCAACAAATGCAGCTAGTTCTGCAACAAGTGCTAGTGGTTCTGCATCAACTGCAACGACTAAGGCTAGTGAGGCTAGTACAAGTGCTACTAATGCTGCATCATCTGCAACATCTGCTACCAGTTCTGCATCTACAGCTACAACCAAAGCAAGTGAAGCATCTACATCTGCAACAAACGCTGCATCTTCAGCGTCTACTGCATCTGGTCATGCTAGTACTGCTACTACAAAAGCTAGTGAAGCTGCTACATCAGCTACTACATCAACAACTCAAGCAACTACAGCTACTACGAAAGCTACTGAATCAGCTTCGTCTGCTACTGCTGCTGCCGCTAGTGCTGTTGCCGCTGCTGCTTCTGCTGATGCCTTTGATGATATTTATTTAGGATCTAAATCATCTGATCCTACAGTAGATAATGATGGAGATGCATTGAATGCTGGTGATTTATACTTTAATACTACAAGTAATGTACTTAAATATTATGATGGATCTGCTTGGAACGCTATTGTAGCTGTTGATACAAGTGGATTTGCAACGAAAGGATTTGCGACGGCTATGTCGATCGCATTATAAAGGAGAAATAGATGGCACAAGACTTTGAAAGAAATTTTGCAAGTTCAATATCAAATAACTCTGGTTCACCAACTACATTAGTTACATCTAACAGTGATGATGCAATAGTATCTATTAGATGTGTTAATAAACATACAGCTTCAATTAATGTAACTGTATTAGTTAGTTCTGGTGGTACAGATTATTTTGTTATTAAAGATGCACCTATACCTGTAGGTGGATCGTTAGAACTTATAGATTCTGGGAGTAAAATTGTCATACAAACTGGTGATGTACTAAAAGCATATGCTGATACAGCAAGTGCTGCTGACGTACTAACATCATTTGTAGACGCAATTAGTACATAATGGCTTATATTGGAAATACACCAGCAGATAAATATCAAACTCTACAAAAACAGAGTTTTACTACATCTGCTACTGACACCTATACACTAAGTTATGCAGTAACTAATCCCCAAGATTTGGCTTTGTTCATTAATAATGTGAGGCAGAATCCTAATGATGCTTATACTGTATCGAACACAACACTAACTCTATCCTCTGCAATTACTAGTTCAGATACTATGTATGCAGTGTTCTTAGGTAGAGCAGTAGAAACTGTAGCACCAGCATTATCTTCCGTAACAAATGATATGTTAGCTGGAAGTATTGCTAACGCTAAACTTGCTAACTCATCTATTACTTTAAATGGCTCTGCTGTTTCTTTAGGTGGTAGTGCTACGATTGGTGGTGGTGCTTTTGAAAGTGAATTACTTCATGTTAGAGATGAGAAATCTAGTG